AGGCAACAGACAACCCGACGCATGAAGCGGCTCGGGCGGTCATGTTTCCTCTCCTCCGGAAGATGGGGGTTCCGGAAGAAGAAATCGAGTTAATCGATTTCTACTGGCTGGGACCCAAACAATTATACTATCGGGGAAAACACATGGGTGTGCTGGTTAACGGCACACCGATGGGTGATCCCCTCACAAAGACATTTCTGTCCTTAGCGCATCCAATAGCGCACTTGTATGCCGTGGCGGCTACAGGTGCATGGGCGCGCGAGGAGGGAAATGGCGACGATACTTATCAGGTAACCGATGATGCTAGATATTTCTGGCATTATCAGAAAGCCTGTGATATGTTGGGATACAAGGTCTCAGTGCTCGATACTTTCATAACAGAGCACTGGGCCACGTATTGCGAAGAATGGTTTTATCTCCCGGTTCATAAGTCTAACACTGTTAAGACTGCGATGAAATCAGGAGAAATGGATCTATTGCCGTACCTCGACGTTCCAAAAATCAGGACGATGATTGCAACGAAGAAGGACAGAGAAGATTTCTCATCAGACATCACCGGGAAGGTGACTCTAATGGGAAAAGAAGATGAATATACGAGGAAACTGAAGAAATCACCTTATGGGGTGGTTAATTCATTTTGCTCTTCTGTACAGGATATCATTCTGGCAACTGTTGACCAACCTCAACCACTACACCTACCTAGGCAGGTGTATGGGGTTGGAAAGCCGGCACCAGGATGGAATCCAAAAACTTGGTTCAGCTTGATATGTCATGGACCTTCCTGGAAAAGGGAAGTCTATTACCATACCTTTGCTGTAATAAATCGTGGTAGAAGTGATGTGCTTCCAAAAGGATACCTTAAGGAAAGCAAGCACTTCAAACGTGAATGTTGGGTCGAACACATCGAGTTAGATGAGGACGATCCAATAAAGAAATTGTGTGTTGTGCCAAAGGAACAGGTTTCCCTGTACCCAGGTACATCACTAATGAAACTCCAAAGAATGGGTTATCTTACGTCAGAATCACAACTGACTAAGTATTACCTATTCCAAGAACGATTGGACCAAATGGGAGAGATCTCTCGAGATCTGTTCCAAAAGGTCCTTGAACAAGTGGACTCTATTGATTACACTAAGGTCTCTGATGAGGACCTTATGTATGAGATAGAGTTATTCTGTAATTTGATGTCAGGGAAACCCTTCACAATCCTTTCGGAACGTGCAGAGAATCTCTACGACCACAAAGCGATCGAGCACCTTGAGAAGGGTAACCCTCTCAGAGTGACGACCGTGGACATTCCCTTCCTCCATCGATTTCAACGGAGACCTCTCCCTAAGGATCGGTACGAGGAGGAAGGACTATTATTAT